CGAGCATCGAGGCCATCGTCGGACGGTGCGTGGCGATCAGTCGCAGCGACGCGGGCTGGCTGGCTGACATCCGCTTCAACGACAGCGAGTACGGCGCGCTTGCGCGGTCGCTTGTGGAAGGTGGAGACCTGCGCGCGGTGAGCGTCGGGTTCCGGCCACTGGCAATCGAATACCCGGACATGGCATCGCTGCGCGCATCACGCGCGTTCGATGACGACACCATCAAGGCGCTCGTGACCGTTGCGCCGGACCCGGCCACGGCTGTCCGGCATGTCAAGAAGGAACTCCTCGAGATCTCAGTCGTGCCAATTCCGGCGAACGCCGACGCAATCCGCGTCAGGTCCGTTGACCCGCCGGTGACGACATCCGGTACCGCCATGTCAGTGACGAAGATCGAGGCGCCCGGATGGCTGCGCCAGAACGCGCGGCAGGGTCTGGAGTGGCACGCGGACGGACTGTCCGGCGACGGGGTCACCGACAAGACGCTGGCCGAGGCGCGGTCGATGGCGAGCGGCACAGTCTCGGACGACAAGGCGGTACGCATGGGCGCGTGGTTCGCCCGGCACATGGGCGACCTTGACGCGCCGTCTGCGGACCGCGGACATCCCGACTACCCGTCACCAGGCGTGGTGGCGCATGCGCTCTGGGGCGGTGGCAGCCGCACCGAGAGCGAACGCGCCGCAGCGTGGGCGCGCGGTCAGTCCGGCAAGGGCGCTGACGCGTCACCGCCAGACCGTGATATCGTTGTGGCAAGCACCGGCTTTGTGCGGGACGTGTGGCCGTCGGTCGCGAGCGCGATGCTCGCGGTGCTGACATCCACGGCCGATGACGCGACGCGACGTCGCGCCTACAACGGTCTTGAGCGTGTGTACAAGGTGCTTGGCAAGGAGCCACCCGAGTTCATGAACGCCGACACGGTCGCCAAACTTGGCACCGCCGAACGGAACGGCATGTTCTGGGAAGGCGAACCAACCCACGCGAAGGCCGCGGGACCGATCAGTCCCGAGACCGAGGCACTGATCCGGCAGGCGCACGACCTGCTCATGCGCGTCGTCGAGGCACTTGACGAGACGCCTGAACCCGTCGTCACGGATCGACCACCGACGGATGAACCCGTCATGTACCAATCCGCGGACCCGTTCCGCGCATTCGACCCGCAGGCATTGCGGGCATTCCTGGAGACACGCAAGTGAACACCGACGAGATCGGCATCATCCTGAGCGACGTGCAGGCACGCCTGAAAGGGCTTCCCGAGCACGTGACCAGCGACGCAGCCTTCGAGGCACGCGCCGCACAGATCGCCAAGCAGATCATCGACGCGGAGGTCGCCAACCCGAACAGCGAGTTCGTGCGGAAGATCCGCTTCGGCACCGACCAGAAACTGGTTGGTTCCAAGTTCGCCCGGCATAACCTCAACATCAGTGACGTCGAGTTCCTCTACGACATCGCCATCGCCGAACAGCGCAGCGGTCGTGGACGCGGCCCGTCACCCGATCTTGAGAACGCGTTCAAGGCGATCTCCGAGGCGTACTACCTGCCGGAGGCCGAGGTCAAGGCAATTGACCAGCGCGCCATCGACAACCTGTTCCCACGCGTGCCGGTCAGTTCCTTCGCAGGCGCTGATCGCGAACTCGCGGCCAAGGGCATGTGGTGGGCGACCAGCGCATACCGCAAGGCAATGGACTCGGCCGAGAGCGGCTTCGGTAGCCAGTTGATTGGGGCGCAATACGTCCGTGACCTGTGGATGTCGGCGCAGGCCGAGAGCCGCATCATGGCGCTGATCCCGCAATTCGAGATGACCGACCCGACGGTGTACCTGCCAGTCGAGGCGGACTTGCCGGAGATGCTGTTGTTCTCCGAGGCGACCGCATCCAACGCGTCGGCGAACACGTCGACGAAGACGGGTAGCAACCGGGTCACCATCACCGCGTCCAAACTCGGCTTCAACCAGTATTGGTCCGGCGAACTTGACGAGGACTCCATCATCCCGTTCGTGCCGTTCCTGCGGGCGCAGTTGGCACGTGCCACCGCGCACTACATGGACAGCCTGATCCTCAACGGTGACACGACCAACAGTGCCACCGGCAACATCAACCTTGATGACGCCGACCCGGCTGACACCAAGCATTACCTGGCGTTTGACGGCATCCGCCATGCGGGCATCGTCGACAACACCGCCAACAAGAAGGACGCGGCTGGCGCGGTGACCTGGGGTCTTCTCAAGGGCCAGCAGTCGCGCATGCGCTCGGACACTTTCCTTCAGGATTGGGGGCATCCGACCAATCCGGCGGACCTGATCTACGTCGCCGATCCTGACACCGCCGACAAGTGCGCGAGCCTTGACGAGGTAATCTCGGTCGACAAGTTCGGACCATCCGCGACCGTCCTGACCGGACAGTTGGGACGCATCGGGCAGTCGCCATTGATCACGTCGATGGCGATGTCCAAGACGGAGGCTGACGGCAAGGTCAGTACGACCAGCGCCAACAACGTCAAGGGCCAGGTCGTCGCATTCAACCGCAACGGCTTCCGTCTCGGGTTCCGTCGGCGCATCCGCGTCGAGACCTTCCGCGACATCAAGACCGACCAGTTCGTGATCGCGCTCTACGTCCGTGCGGGTCTCGGCCGGTACTCCGGCACGGGCGCTGCATCAGGCATCGAGGCAGCCGACGTCCTGTACAACATCACCGTCGCCTAACACGCGACACCAGCCGATGGGCAGGTGACGGTCGGGCAACCGGCCGTCACGCTTGCCTGAAGGAACGCACATGACCGCAATCGAACGCATCATTTCCAAGGGCCAGTTGATCGCGCTCCACTTTGGCCAGGCCGACGTGGCTGACAGCCAGACCGCTGTCGCCATGAATGTCGTGGAAGTGCGCGACAGCGCCGCAACCACTGACGACGTGCTCGCGGTACCGGGATACACCCTGCCATTCGACTTCGAGATCGTCGGTGTGTCCATCCGCGCAAGCACCGCACGCACGGCCGGGACGCTGACCGCGGATGCCACGATTGATGGCACCGTCACCGGATTGCAGGCTGCGCTGAACGCGACTGACACGACCGCAGCGTATGCCAAGCAGCCTCGCGAGAGCGACCGGGGCGTTGCCGGATCGTACGTCGGCGTCAAGTTGACCACGGCATCGTGGACGCCGATCACCGCCGACATCGTGGTAACGGTATGGGTGCTGGCGTACCTCGAAGGCATCTAACACGACGGGTGCAGGTGCGTGCCGGTCTCCGGCATGCGCCCATGCACCGTGCAATTCTGGAGGTTTACGATGGCGCGTCAATCCGGCGTGACGGCAATGCAGACGGCGGCGGTAGCGACGGGCGCGGGGACGTCGATCCTGATGGCCGGGTACAACCGGGCGATGTTCCAAGTGTCCGGCACGTTCGTGGGAACGATCACCTTCCAGGCGACGGTTGACGGCACGAACTACGTGACGTACGCGCTGTCCGACCTGTCAACCACAGCGCGCACGCACTCGACCACGCAGACCACGCCTGGTGTGTACATCGCTGACGATGCCTCCGGCTTGACGGCGATCCGCGCCAACATCACGGCGTATACGTCCGGCAGCATCACCGTCGTCGGTTCGGCGAGCGAATAACGATGTCCGGACCGCTCGGCACAAGTGGCGGTGGCGCAGCCGGAGTGACATCCGTGACGGCCGGTAACGGCATCACGGTCACCGGCACGACGACGCCGACGATTGCAGCCTCGATTGCGGCTGGCACCGGCGTGTCGATTGCAGGCACGACCACGCTGACGGTCAGTGCCACCGGCGTCAACAGCGTCAGCGCAGGCACCGGCATCAGCGTGTCAGGCGCCACAGCGCTCACGGTCAGTGCCACCGGCGTCAACAGCATTGTGGCTGGCACCGCAATCTCGGTCAGTGGCACCACGACGATGACGGTCAACAACACGGGCGTCACCGCGCTGGCAGGCACCGGCATCAGCGTCAGCGCAGCCACCGGGAGCGTGACGGTCACTCCGACGTATGCCGCTCCGACCGCGCTCACCATTGGCGGCACCGTCGTCACCGGCGCAGCCGCGTCCGTTGCGAACTCGGCGCACGTGCATGCCATGCCTGGATCAGCGACTGCCGGTGCATCCGCGGTCGGCGACACCGCAGCGACGGGCACCGCAACCACCGTCGCGCTGTCCGATCATCGCCACAGTCGCGAGGCGTTTGGCACACCCGTCGTCGTCAACGGGCAGACCACTGCGCTCGCGACGGGGAGCCTGACGACCCTTGCACGGGCCGATCACGTGCATACGATGAGCAATGTGGTGACGCTTCTGGCTCGCACTACAGTGACTTCCACAACGACAACCATAACGTTTTCGTCTATACCTCAGACTTTTACGAGTCTGACATTAAAATACTATACACGAGGCGCTGCGACTGGCGGGCCGCTTCTAAACACATATATAAGGTTTAATGGAGATAGTGCCGCCAACTACGTCAAGGACAGTAGTGCAAACAATCAGATTGACACTTTTCTCAATAGTAATTCTGCACTTCCAGCCAACGCGTATTCTATCGGCTTTTGTACCATAGAAAACTATAGCAATGCTGCGGCCGCAAAAAACAAGCAAATCATAGGCATTTGCACTATGAGTAATTCCACCACGGCTGACAATGCCATACTACAATGGATATATGGTATGTGGAAAAGTACCTCTGCGATCACCAGTATTACAATTACCGAATCAGTGGGATCAGGGTATCTGGCGGGCAGCACATTTTCGCTGGAAGGGACTCCCTAATGACAACTGAACCTCCCATCGCCATCGAGATCAACTGTGAAACCGGCGTGGAGACCGTCCGACCGTTGACGGCGGAGGAGATCACGCAACGGAATGCGGACCAGTCCCGTGCCGAGGCGGAACGCGCCGAGAAGGATGCCAAGGAAGCCTTGGAACTGGCCGAACGGACCGCGCTTGCAACGTGGATCGCGGGACAGTCGACCCTGCCCGAGGCGGCCCGGAACGCACTGGCGCGGGCGACTGGGGTGACGTTGCCTGGAGGAACTGGCTGACATGCCACTCGAAAACACCGGCGTCGCGCTGACGTTCTATGCCTTTTACGTCGCCAGCAAGCAAGGCGTCACGTCACTGACCGTGACGGTCGATGTGTGGCGCGTCAACACGTCAGCGTCACCGACGCAGATCGTGACGGCGGGCAGCGCAACTGAGGTGGGTGGCGGTCTGTACCTGTACCAACTCGCATCGGCATCGGTCACCGTGGAGGGCGAGTACGTCGCCATCTTCAAGACGGCATCAACCACGCCGGATCAGCAACACATTCCGGCGATATGGGTCGTGTCGAAGGCGGGCACCGAGTACCTCGACGCGTCCGTCGCGTCACGGTTGCCAACCGCGTCGTACACCGCACCGTCCAGCGTCACGAGCCTGCAAGCCGACGTCACGACAATCCTGGGGCGAACCGACGTGGCGACAAGCACGCGGCTGGCAACCTCGGCGTACGCACCGTCAACGGGAAGCGGATCATCGACCTACGTCGTGACGATCCGGCAACCCGACGGACTGACCGCCATCGAGGGGTGCGCGGTGTGGATCAGCACCGACAGCGCGGGCGCGACCGTCGTTGCCGGTACGCTCTACACGAGCGCGGCTGGCGTGGCAACGTTCACCATCGACCCTGGCGCGTACTATCTGTGGAGGCAACTAAGCGGCTGGAACTTCAGCAACCCGACGGCGATCACGGTGACATGACGACATGCCAACATTCCTAGCCACCTCGGCAGCGACCGCGACATACGATTACTGCACGCTGGCGCAGGTCAAGGCGCGTGCGTCAATTCCGAGCGCGACAACCACGCACGATACGGTGATATCAGCCGCCATCACGGCAGCGTCGCGCGTCATCGACGAGGACACCGGACGCATCTTCTACAGCGTGTCGGCGACGAAGTACTACACACCCGACAACGCGCTGACCCTGTTCGTGCCGGATGACGTCCTGTCGGTCACGACGATCCAGACCGTTTCGTCGTCAGGATCGGGCACGCGTGTGTACGGGTTCACGTGGTCCGCGACCGACTACGACCTCGAACCGGCCGACGGTCCGCCGTACACGAGGATCGTGGTCAACGACACGGGGCAATACCAGTTCCCGACGCGCCGGCGGGGCGCACTGGTCACCGGATCATTCGGGCACAATTCGACAGGGTCGTACCCTGACGCGATCAATGAGGCGTGCATCCGCATGGCGGCGCGCCTGTTCGAACGCAACAAGGCACCGCTTGGCGTGGTTGCCACCGACATGCTCACATCAACCCGCATCGCCAGCGCCGACAGTGAGTATTTGGCGTTGATCCGGCCGTACCGAAAAATGGACATGGTGGTGCAGGCGCAATGGTAGGGTTTTCAATCCGCGTGACAAACGCCGAGGAGATGCAACGCAAGGCGCGCGCGTCAGCCATCATGGCCGAACCAATCCGTACCGCGTTGAAGAAATCGGCGTATGTCGTTGAGGGGCAGGCAAAACGCAATGCGCCGGTTGATACCGGACGGCTGCGTGCATCAATCACGAATGCGGTGGACACATCCGACCTGCCACGGTTTGCCACGGTTGGCACGAACGTCATCTACGCGCGAGCCGTGCATGACGGGCGCAGGCCAGGGTCACAACCACCAACCGCGGGTGAACTTGCGCTATGGGCGCGACGGCATGGCAACATCAATCCATACGCGGTTGCACGATCCATCAAGCGCCGTGGCACCAAACCGCGTCCGTTTCTCCGGACTGCCTTTGAGGAAAACCTTGGCCGTATTCGTGGGTTCTTTCAAGCAGCCGGGCGCGACATTGAGCGCCTGTGGAGCCAAGGCGCATGAGCCTTTCGACGGTGCGTGCCGGACTTGCGACACGGTTGGAAACAATCAGCGGACTCAACGTCTACAAGACCGTGCCGACCACACCACAAGTACCAGCGGTAATTATCCGCCCGACCGAGCACGACTACGACCTGTCGATGGCGAACGGGCAGGACGTGCAGCGGTACGACGTCACGCTTCTGGCGTCCACAGGTGGCAGTCCGTGGGACGTCTCGCAGGACTTGGTGGACACCTATCTGTCTCGGACGGGGGCCACAAGCATCAAGGCGGCCATCGAAAGCGACGGCACGCTGGGTGGCGCTGCATACGCCACGCGCGTCCTTTCGTGGCGCGATTACGGTACGCTTAGTTTTGGAACCGTCGATTATTTCGGCGTCCGGTTTACCGTGGAGGTCTGGCCGACATGACGTGGCAAGCAACGACCGGCATCAATTGGCCGGACGGTAAAGGCGGAGAAGTCCGCGTCGAGGCAGGCGATGACGTGCCGGACAGCGTCGTGAACGAGAACGCCTGGCTGGTTGCCGAAGGGCATGTCATTGCGTCGGGGTGGACCGCAAGCGCGATCCCCGTCGTAGAGATTGCGCCGGAATTGTCATCCACGTCGGATGAGGCGGTGACGAATGGCTAGGATGCACGGCAAGGATGTTCGCGTGTATCTCGGTTACCGTGACGTGTCAACCGATCTCGCATCGGTGGATGTCACGGCAAATGCCGACACGCACGATGTCACGACGTTTGGCGCTGAATACGTGACATATGATCCCGGACTTGGATCGTGGGACGCGTCGGTTGATGGGTTCTACCAGACCAATTCAGGCGGATCGGTGACTTCCATCGAACGCCAGTTTGAGGAATTACTTGGATCAGACACCGCAGGCGCAAGTGTGCTTTCGATCTATGATGGCGATGCGGATGCGGTCGGGGATTTTGGCATCCTGTGCAGTGAGGCCATATTGACCAAACATGCACAGCCGATCACGGTTGCTGACATTGTCAAAATCAACGGCACGTTGCAAGGCAACGGGCGGGCCGGGCTGAACGGTGTCCTGTTGCACGTGCTCGGTGCCGATAGCACAAGCACCAACGGTACGAGCGTCGACAACGCCGCATCATCCGCCAACGGAGGACGGTCCAACCTGCATGTCACCGCGGTAACCGGCACTGGTGGAACGGTGAAAATCCAGCACTCGACGGACAATTCCACGTGGGTGGACCTCGTGACCTTTACGGCGTCCACGGCTGCGTCGTGCCAGACATCGACAGTCACCGGTACGGTGAACCGCTACTTGCGAGCAATATCGACTATCAACAGCACGTCCTCGGTCACGTTTGTGGCCGGGTTCGCCAGGTTCTAAGGAGGCACGACGACCATGGCACGCGTTCACGGCAAGGACATCTCATCAATAAACATCGACAACAGTGGCGGAACAGCGGCTGACCTCAAGGCGGAAACCGTCAGCCTTGATTTCAGTGTATCTTCAGCGACGCACGACACAACGACCATTGGTGACCAGTGGATGGAGTTCACGTCGGGCCTGAAGGGTGGCGACGATGTCACACACGAGTTCATGTACAACAACACCAACACGACGGGCATATGGGCGGTGTACACCGGACGCCTTGGCGTGGAGGGCACTCTATCATTCACCGACGGAACCAGAACCGTCAGCATGGAAACCATCGTCACCAAACTGTCCCTGCCGATTGCGGTAGGCGACATGATCAAGGCCACTGCAACCCACAAGATCACGGGAACGGTGACGTTCTCCTAACACTGCCACAGGGGGGGGCAACAATGGCAGGACGCAAACGCGACACCTTGACGGTGGCGCTGAACGCTGATCTTCAAGGCTTTACGGTCGACATCGACCCGCAAGCATTGACAATGGGAATGATTGAGGACTTGCAAGGTGGCACCGCAACCAGCATGCTCGACGCGGTGTCATCATGCGTGGTTGGCGGCACCCTAACGGGTGGAACTGACCGAGCCGGGTTGAGACGTTTGACGCCAGGGCAGTTTGCCGCAGTCTGCGAAGGCATTGCGGGGTGCCTCGCGGTCCCAAAAAAAGCCTGACCGAGTTCGGGAAGTGGCTGGTCGATATGCCGAACGCATGCGACCGCGAGACGATTTCGGTGTATCACCGGGCGGTAATCGCGACCACATTTCCGGCTTACACGCTGGAGACGGCACGTCAGGCAAATGCACGCGACGCGTTCTGGGCAATCGAACTCCTGGACGCGGCACGCAAACTGAAAGGCTGACATGGCGACAACCGCGGAACTGAACGTCAGGATAACCGCCGAGGATGAGTTCAGCGGGCCATTGGACCGGCTGCACAAAGGCCTTGGCGGTTTGTCTGGTGCGTTGTCCGCGCCGATGGCAGCCATAAAGGGCATCGGGTCCGCGTTGTCCGGCATCGGATTGGCGGCGCAAGGCGCAAGTGCTATCGGCGAAGGTGCCGTTGGACTTGCGAACGCGTTCGGTTTTGGCCTAGCCAAGGAACTTGAGGACACGCGCACCAAGATGGTGGCGTTCGCGGGTTCGGCAGCCGCGGCTGATGACATTCTGGCCCAAGTGCGAACTGAAGCCAACCAGACGCCGTTCGCTTTCAAGGAATTGGCTGACGCCACCGCGGCGCTTTTACCAGCGTCCAAAGCCGCTGGCGTCGGATTGATGGACGTGATCAAGCAGGCGGAAGTGCTTGCAGCACTCAATCCGTCCGAAGGTTTGACCGGTGCGGCATTCAGCCTGCGTGAGGCACTTTCTGGCGATTTCACCTCCATCGTGGAACGGTTCAATCTGCCACGCGAGCGACTCAAGGCACTCAAGGAAGAAGGCGTACCGGCGCTTGAGGCCGTGCGTATCGCCATGGCCGAGATGGGCGTTGACGCCAGCCTCGTGGCCGGTATGGCAAACACGCTTGGTGGTCGTTGGTCGACATTCAATGACACGCTCGATAGCATTCGCCTGAACGCGGCACAACCGATTTTCGATCAATTGTCTTCTTCCCTTGACGTGCTTGCCGGTGTCGTTGGAAACAACCAGGAAGGTTTTACGAGCCTTGCATCCATTGTTGGTGGATCGGTCGCAGAAGCAATCAAGTCGGTAACCGGTTTTATCGTCATGGTGCAAAACATCAGCACCGAGCACGGATTGTCAACCTTCGAGGCAATCATTACCGCCTTGGAAATCCGCATCGGCGAGGTGTTTGGCCCGACTGCCGAGGCCATTTTCCACACTTTTGTGGACGCCATAAAGGCAATCAGCACTGCCATTCAGGAGGTGCAGGCTTTTTTTGATTCAGGTTCAGCGGCTTCGGAAATCCTCAAGGCAGTCATTGTTGGGGCGACAGCGGCATTTGTCGCGTATCAGGTTGCAGTCACCTTGGCTGCAACGTACACCGCAATAATGGAAGGCGCCACGATTGCGATGACCGCCGCACAGACGGCGCTCAATTTCGTGCTGACGATGAATCCGATTGGCATCGTCGTTTTGGCGTTGGTGGCGTTGGCAGCCGCACTGGTGTACGCCTACGAAACAAACGAGACATTTCGCAACGCGGTGAACGGCGCGTGGGACATGTTGAAGACCGCGGTCACCTCTGCCGTTGAGTGGATCACAACGAGTTTCAACACCGTCATGGAGTTCGTCAAAGGCTTGCCTGCCTCGTTCATGGCAGCAGCCACCAGTGTGGGCACTGCAATCATTGACGGCATCAAAAACGGTGTGTCCAACGCAATGAGCGGATTGCGCGACATGGTGCGCAACGCCGCAAACGATGCTTTGAACGCTGCCAAGGCTGCACTTGGCGTGCATTCGCCGTCGACGGAGTTCGAGATTGTCGGACGCGCCATCGGTGATGGCATGACGCTTGGTGTTGACCGATCACGACCGGCAGTCAGCAACGCAGTTGCCAATCTTGTGGACGTGCCTCGAATAGCAACACCCGGCAATGGCGGACCCATTGCTGCATCGAGTGGAATGCCTGGAGCGGGTGCAGCCGCATCCGATGACGGGCGACCAGTCATCATCCAACTGGACGGACAGGTCATCGCACGCACGACGTGGTCGTACCTCAAGCGGCAGAACCTCGTCGGTTCGAACCTCGGGTTCGCCTAATGGTCACCGCAACGTACACCGTCGAACTCGCGACTGCCGACGGGGCAAACCCGTCAACGTTCACGGACATCACGTCGTACGTGCAGTCGGTTGCGATCACGCGTGGGCGCGATGATGTGCTCTCGCAGGTCCAGACCGGCACCGCGCGGGTCACGCTGATCAACGAGGATGGGCGGTTCAGTCCGGGTTACACGCTGTCACCGTTGTACGGCAACGTGGCTACAATGCGGGCGGTGCGGATCAGGGGCACGTTTGCCGCGGTAACGTACGACCTCTACTACGGGTACATCCAATCCATCACGCCGGTGCCGACGCCGAACGTTCGCACCTGCACGCTCGACCTTGCCGACG